GTCAGGAACTGCAGGCACTGTACAGCATAAGAAAGCAAAAAGAAAGAGGGGAACCGCTGTAGCCTCTAGCGGTACTACCCTAAGTAACGATAGACGTACTTGTGAATTTTTTGTACCGGCGAACCACAAAAAACCCCCGCCGAAGCGGGGGTTTCATGGTTAAGTTCTTGATTTCTATCAAGAAGCGCCGGGCGATCCAAAGATACCCAAAGGATCAGACACCCCGAAGCTGTAACGTTCGCGGGCCTTGTAGCGGGAGTTGCCCGTGTCGAAGTCGGCGTCCATGGAGGTCGACATCGGCGAGCGGACAAAGTGCTTCAGGCCGTTCGGAACGTCGGTCATCAGGAACCAAGCGTTCGTGTCCGTCAGCCAGTGGTTGACGGTGTAGCCGTCGGGGATCGACCCGTTGTTCCGCAGCGCGTTGATGTCGTTATCAGCCGTGCCGACACGGAGTTCCGTCTCCAGCAGGCGGGTAGCGACGAACTGCAGAGCCGGGGGGATGACCAGCTTACGCGGCTTCGCCGCGATAAGGAGGCCGCGCTCATCCGTCCAAGCAGCGATCTGGATCACTGCGGCTTCGAGCGAAGTCTCGTTCAGGTCAGCACCGACGGTGGGCCGGTTCGAGTTGGTGCCGCCCGAAACAAGCGGGTGGTCGGTGGCGCAGAGCGACTTGCCGTCGCCGTAGGTAGTGCCAGACGCAAACGCGTTGTTCAGGATGGCTGCGGCCTTAACCTGCTTGGTGTAGGCCATCGCACGAGCCAGCGACTTGGTGTAACGCGCCGACAGAGAGTCATAGAGGTTGTCCTCGATGGCCTCTTCAGTGAGCGAGAAACCCATGGCGATGGTTTCATGCGTATACCGGGCCGTCCACGCTTCTTGCGCGTTGTCGTACGAGATAGCGGAGCCCTCGTTTTTGACAGGCGCTGCAGAAAAGCCCGATAGTTTCGTTTCCTCCTCGAATGAGCGCTCGGAAGTCTCAGTCTCGTAGATTTCCTTGTGCTCTTCGGGGTAGCGAGCGTACTCCATGCCGAACAGGGCGTTCAGGCCGGGAAGGAGCTCTTTGAGAAGTTGGGCGCGCGAAATTGCCATCTCACATCACTCCTTATTACACGCCAAGCGGATTGAGATACTGATGACCGCCAGCCCACGTGATCGTGTTCGGCGTGCCCTCAGACAGGGTGAAGTACGGCGCGTTCCACTTGACGATGACCTCGGTGTAGTTGCCCGAAGCATCGACAGTCTCCGGAACCACATCAATGATGCGGATCGGGAGCGAAGCAGTGGTAGCCGCAGAGGCCCCGTTTACTGCTACCGCAGAGTTGCCGGTGTTGGCGCTACCCGCGTTCTGCACGAGCGGAACGTTGTTGCCAACGACGGTGCGGCCGTAACCAGCGATGACAGTCGTGCCAGACACGAGCGCCACTTTGAAGAGCTGGTCAGGGTCGTCCGCGACATACGCTTGGATGTCGCTCGCGACCGTGTTGGCCGGGAAGTACTGGCTGAACAGCTTGTACTTCAGGGTGGGGTCCGTGTAGGTGCACCCCAGAAAAACGCCAACCGGAGTAGCGGTGGTCGTCCCGGTTTCCTTCTCCAGCGTGCCGTCGCTGACAAGCTTGACCACGTCGCCATTGAAGATCGACGTAGCATAGCCCGAAGCAATCGGAATCTGGCGAGTGGCACCGGCGAACACCTGTCCCCCGATCAGATTGATCGGTTTCAGCCCGTACGGGGCCGACACAGTGGGATAAGCCATGGTGAGCTCCTGAGTTAAGTTCCTTTGCCGAAGGTAACCTGCGTCTTCCGCTCATTGAACAGCGGCATCCGCGGGTCGCTCTGCCGCATCAGGTTGTTATCCACGGACTGCATTTGCGCACGCGTCTGGTTCTCGAACCACTCGGTACGCTCCTGAATCATCTCCGTGGGTGCCTTGCACAGCATGAGGCCACCGATGACGATGTTGTCAGCAAACTTGTCATGGTTCACTGCGACTACCGTGATCTCGGGGTGGTCCACCGCCTTCACAGGCTCCCAACCTTCTTGCAGCTTCGAGGACACATTCGTGGCGTCGACTTGCCCGTGTGTGCTCACACGTACCCAGCGAAATTCATAGCCCGGCTCGGGATTCGGCGAGGGGAGTACCTCAGGCCGTTGCCAAGCCCGTCTACGGGCCGTTTTCTCGCGGGTGTCGAGATCGCGCGCTATGCGATTCTCAGCCATTCTGTGATCTCCTCATCTCCAACGCAACCTGCATGGCGTATTTGTCCAACGGGACCCCAAGTCGTTTAGCGATCTGCACTTGTGTCTGCGTAAGGGTAACCTTTTTAGGGGCCGTGCTCCGCGTAGCGGGTGCGACAACTTGTGCTGTACGTTTCGGCTTAGGTGCCTCGGGCTCTCCAGCATCCTCGAACTGATCGGGGAAGAGTTCGCGCATACGAGAGTTCAACCTCTCGTAGTAAGTATCACTCTGCGGGCTCACGCCCTGTTTGACGAGCTTGCTATGCAACCCCAGCGCAAGGCTCGTCATCTCGTCGTCTACCCCAAACCAAGGATTGGCAGCTCGCCATGCCTCCGCTTTGGGGTCGGCAGAAGGTGCCGGGGCGGATGTACCTTCTGGTTGTACAGGAGTCTCAGACTCCTGTAAAGGTGGTAACTTAATATTGGCTACCTTGTCTGCCTTAATCTTAGCAGCGGTTAGCTGTTCTTGCGCTACAACGACAGCTTCGGAATCACCTGCCTCATAGGCGTCCTTGTACGCCTTCTTGGCCTGCTCAACCTCCACTGCGGCGTTCCGCTTCGCCTGCTCTAGCAGCGCCGTCTGGTTCTTTCCGACGGTACCCTTGAGCCGCTTGTTCTCTTCGACAAGCTGCTGCGCCAGCCGCTCCAGCTCCTGCTTCTCCCGCAGTGCAGCCTCTTTGGCGCGGCGCTCGTCGTGATAGCCCTTGCTGAAGTGCTTGATGCGCTTGCGCACCTTGTCCGAATACTCGGAGAGCTCCTCGTCGGTGACCTCTTCCGGCGGCTCGGACGGCTTGCGCCCCCTGTCCGCTTTCGGCGTGTCGTCGACGACTTCGATCTCGATTTCCGGCTCCCCTTCGGGCTCCGGAGCTGCGCGTTTACCCTTGGCAGGAGGCGTGATGGCCTCTGCCGTCGAGCTCGACACCTCGATGCGCTCGTCATCGTCCGGGTCGGGGAACGTAAACTCTACTTTCTGAATCGGCATTGTTTACCCCTCACACGCGCGAGACGCCCCGCGGGTCCGCAACCACGGCCTGCACGGAGTCGTCGTTCATAAGTCGGTACTCGGTACCCTTGATCTTGAACCGTGTGCCCGTATTTGCGCGGAACATCACGTAGTCACCGGGTTTGCACCACGGCCCGTGGGGGAACCTATCCGGGTCTCGGTACGCCTGCGGCCCCATGTCGAGGACAAGCCCGATGGTTGACATGACCTTCTCAAGCTCGCGCTGCGCGTCTGTCTTCAGCACGCTGGTACCGTCGTACGTCGCGTCGACGTCAGGCATGGCTACCAGCAAGAAGTATCCCGCGGGTACCGGGAGTTGCGCTTCCAGTTCAGTATCTTCAGTCATCATCGCTTTCCATGAAGTTTCGCGAGAGGTCTTCTATGTACGACTTGCTGGCTTCGAGACCCCGAATTAAGCCAACAACTTCCCGATAGTGGGCGTAGTCCTTGGGAGCGCCCCCCTTCAGAAAATCCATCGCAGACGAGAGTTGCTCGTCGATGTTGTCCTTAAGCACGTCAAAGACGGTCTTCGGCATCGGTTACTCCTTTGCCGGTTTGAGCTTTTGCTGCGCACGCTGCGCGTTCACGACGGTCTGCATGATTGCCAAGTCCACTTTGTTCTCCATGTCGCGCTTACGCTGCGCGAGCTCCACACCCATGCGCCGCGCCTCGATGTCGACCTCCTGCTGGGCGATCTGCGTGTCCTTGGCCTTGATGAGGTTGTCGGCCTGCGTATTCTGGGCCTGCAGCGCAAGCTGCTGCGCCCGCAGCTGCAAGTCTGCTTGGTCCTTTGCCGCCTTGCGCTGCACCTCGGCCTGCTTGACCTGCACCTCCGCCTGCGCGAGCTGGAACATCGGGTCTTGGGCTTGCTGCTGCGCCGCCTGCTGCGCCGCCTGCTGCTGATGTGACTGCGTGAGCTGCTTGCCGGCGTCGGCCACGAGACGCGCGAGGTTGACCTCGATCTCCTCTGGCAGCTCCTCGTTCGGCGGCGGCAGCGGGGCACCGAGCCGCTCCTCGATCTGCTGGCGGTACTGGAACCCAAGGTGCTCGGCGATGTGGGCTTGCAGCGAGGCCATGATCTGCTGCGCCTGCGGGTTCTGCCCGATCATCTGCGCGATCATCGGGTCCTGCATGAACGACATGTGCGCCGCGATATGCGCTTGGTGATCTTGGTAGATGAAGGCCCGCAGGGGCTTGCCGATCAGGGCGTTCATGTTCTCGCTGACGGGGTCCACCGGCACCGCATCCTCGCGCGTCGGCACGAGCTTGTCGGCGTTCTTGATACCCAGCACCTCGATCATCTGGCGGTGCAGCTGCGGCAGGTCGTATATCTGGGGCGCAGCCTGCGCCATCTGCAGCACAGCCTGATACTGCACCACGCGCTGGGCCATGGTCGAGCTGTTAGGGTCGCTGACCGGGATCACGTCCACCATGGCGTAGTCAGCCTGCCGCGCGCTCACCTCGCCCCTGTGCGGCTGGTAGGCATAGTCCGTGGGGGCATACTCGGCCATGAGGGCCTTGAGCAGCTTGAACTCCTGCTTCATGGCGTAGTGCACGCGTGCCTGCACCGCGGCCATGGGCTTCAGCGTGCGCTCCAGCAGCGCCAGCGTGGTACCCACAGGGGCATTAGCCGACATGTCCGAGATGTTCATGTCGGAGATAGCCCCGAGCCGCCGCCCCTCGTTTGTGATGCGGTCCAACAGCGCGAGCAGCGTCTGGCTGGGCTCCTTGTACGGCAGCGGCATCACGTTGTCGCGGATAGACCCCGACGGCACGTCGACGTCCCTGAACTCACCCGGCGCGATGGGCGTGTCGTCGCCCTTGACGCGCAGCCCTTTAGACTTGAGCCCTCCGGGCAGGTTAGCCAGCGTGCCGGCGTCCACGAGCTGGCGGATGATACTTGTGCCCGCCCGCGCGTAGCCCCCGATGATGTGGATGAGCCCCAGCCCGTAGAACCCGAACCCCGGCACGTAGGGGTAGTGCACGAAGTGCTGCCGCTTGAGCATCAGCGGATCATCAGGGTTCCAGTTTCGGCGTATCGCCAGCACCGTGCCCGTGCCCCGCTCGATAGTCACGACATAGGGCTTGGCGATGGAGATGTCGTCCTCATCCTCCTCGTCGATGCCGTCGATCACGAGGTCCGCGTGAATCTCGTAGATCGTATACCGGTTGTCGTCGGTGAGGCTGTAGCCGCCCTCCTTCGCCTTCTTCTCCTCGATGTCCGTGTGGAACGCCTGCGGCTCTCCGAGGTCGACCTTGCGGTAGAATCCCGCGGCCTGCAGCTTGTTGAGCTCGTTCTTGGTCTTGCGCATGATGTGCGTCACGCGCTCGGCGGTCTCCAGATGACTCGCGCCATATGGCACAATCATGTCCTCAGCAGGCACATAGACCGCTACCTGCCGCCCAAGACTCGGATCGAAATAGATTTTTTTGAACGCAGACCCCGCCAGCCCCAGCGCATAGAGCATCCGCTCGTGCTCTGGGCGGTACTCCACCATGTGCTCTGTCAGCTCATAGTTCATGTCCGCCTTGACGCGCATGGCGGCCTCGGTCTTCTCCTTTGTCTCCTCGCCGAGAATCTTGACCTTCACCGGCCCTGCAGCGGGGAATGTCTCGGACATAGTCTCCGCTTGGAACCGGATAGCCGCCTCGGCCAGCACCGTCGAGTACACCCCGCAGGCGTCCTCCCACGGGTCGTTACGCTCCTCGTAGCGGAACCCGAGCACCTCCAGCCCCTTGACGAATGAGTCCGCCCAGTCCTTGCGGCTGTCGATGTCGGCCTGCACCAGCCCGAGGATGTCCGAGGAGAGCAGCGACATCTCCCCGTCGTCCATGGCCTCCGCGAGGTTACCGTCGAAGGGCAGCAGGTCGCTCTCTTCGGCGTCGGGGATCAGCGTGATCTCCACGCTCCCGTCGTCCAGCGTCACGGCTTCCGGGTCGATGATCTCGATCTCCAGCTCGCCCTCGTCCTCGTCGTCCTCTGTCAGCCCCTGCGGAGCGGCGTAGAGTCCCTTCTCGATAGCCATAGCTTATCTCCTAGTAGTAGCCGCCCCGGCGTTGCTTGAAGAATCTCGGCTCCTCCGGCTCGTCAGTCGGCAGGCGGATGAACCCGCCCTGACGGAACCGCATCAGGGCCATCACAGTGGAGTCCACGAGGTCGTCATGCGACACGAAGGGGAACCCCGCTATCTCCTCCACGAGCTCCTCGGCCCAGCGCGTCTGAGGCACCCAACAGATACCCGACGCCACGATGTCAGCCACGCTGTTGAGGCGCGCGAGCTTGTCTCCCGACCCCCGGTGCGGTGTGTACTCCTGCACGGATATACCCATGCGCCGCATCTCCTGATAGAGCGCAGTCCCTGCACTCTTCTTCTCGACGATGAAGCTGTCGGGCTCCCACTCGCGGTACTCGCGCATGGCGAGCTCCTTCAGCTCGGGGAACTCCAACCGCTGCTTGATACTGTTTAACAAGATAATGTGATGCGCGCCAGCGTCTTCATTGTAGAAGACTCCCCACGTGGTCAGCGCCGTGTAGTCCGCCCGGTTGTGCTTCTCGGCCGCGGCATCGAGGGACATGATGATGTATTCGCACGGGGGAGGGTCGTCGAGGCGCCACTCCTGCCACCACTCCCGCTTCACTATGGCGGCTTCCTCGGCCGTGGGCTGCTGCTGGTACTGCGCGTTCCACTGGAACACAGGCATACTGGCCTTTGTCCGCATCAGCGCCTGCAGGTCGAAAAACTCCGGCCAGAGGGGCTTTTGCCCGCTCTCAGTCTCCAAAATAGCCGGAAATTCGATGATTTCGTACTGATCGGCGTCGTCATTCTG